CAACTGGAATTGTGAGACTCAAGACCTGTTGGCCTTCATTAAAGCGATCATCACCTATAGACCATTTAATAGGTAATGGAAGTGCTGGATTAAATTGATTTTCAGCCATTGTTATTAAAAAAATTAATTAGTAAAGTTTTAAAAAATTGATTGGTAGAGACTTTGTTTTTTTTACAATAGTCTCTAACTTTAACAGCAAGTTCGTCATTAGCTCTAACACTCAAAACATTAGTGTTATATTCTTTCCTACGTTCTTGCTTGCGTCTAGTGAGTTCAGCTAATACTTCATCTTTAGCTCGTTGTACAAGTTCGTTTTGATTCATAACTACTCATCTACTTTAGAAATAGCGTGACTTAGAAACGCACCATGTCTAGCTTCTGTAATAAATCCCGAAAGTTTAGGAACTTTAAATTCTTCTATAAAAGATAAGGCTATCTTTTTATACTCATCAGGATTAGTTTTATTTAACTCCTTAAGCTGATCCATAATAAGATTTCTGGCATCAGTAGTTATGGGAGGATTCTTAATGGCTTGTTCTGAAACAGGTGCAAGTTTTTGATTAGCCTTAGTAGGTGTTCTGCTAGTACCTGGTTCAGTCTCAGGTGGTTGATTCAATGACGTAGCATCATCATCTTCCTCAGAACCTATACCATAAGCAGCACCAAGAGCATATCTTCTGGTATATGTAATTGCTATACCAAGATCGTGCATAACATTAAAACTTTTAAGCTCTTTTAAAGGTAATTTACTTTCAAGTTTTTCATCCTTGAAATATAAAGTAGTAGTAAGAACTGTAAGAACTTGATCTGTTCCTAAAGGTATATAGTCAAAGGTTTGGGTATGCGAAATACCTAGTTCGGCTGCTGGTTGAATTGCTTTAACAACATCTACAAGAGTCGAATACTTCCGTTCAGTAGTTACATACTGATTGGTTTTTTTATCTTTTCTAGTTTCTCTTGCTATACCTGTTTTATCAGCAGCTTTAACTTTTGATTGAAAGATAGCAAGAGCTTCAGAAAGAGTCTGCGGTTTTAGCAGTGGTTTTTCTTTTGTGGTCATTAGTAAATAAAGTTTACTGTACTAATTATATTACATTTATATAATGATTAATGCAAGGCAGCCTGTAACAATGTATTAAATTGTTCTGGTGTTAACACAATCCTCCACTTACCTCCTCTAAACCTGACCATAGTTCCTACAAAATCTACTCCTGCATTTTCTTTCTGCACTTCTACTTCTCTAGGCTTAACTAAGCAAGCTCTATTTTTGTCAGCCCAATCACAAACCTGTATCACAGTATTTGGTATGCCATGCAAATCTCCAACATCTCCAGGAATACCTGCACTGAGATTTCGTTGACATTCAAAGCCAGTAATTTCTGTCATCAATTCTGCTGCTTCTCTTTCTGCTTTATCACCTTTCCGTTTTTGTGGATTTGTCATCCTTGTAAATCTGCAATACGTTTATCTAATTCTTGAATCCTAATATTATATTGCTGGTCAGTTATCTCATGTCTAAACCAGCTATTTCCAAGAGCAGCTACTTCATTATGCAACTTAGTAATTAAATACTTTTTTCTGCGATCAAGTTCTTTGTAAAAACATTTCATCTAAAAATACCCCATTTTTTTTTTACTTTAGATTTAAGTTGTTCTTTTTTCTGTCTTGTTACAGTTAGAAAACAATCGTCAAGTTCATCAATCAAACCATCAAATTCAGCTACATCTGATATTGCTAATGTTCTTTGAAAATTAACAATAGATGCTCGTATTAGTTTTAAGTCTCTACCTGAGACATCAAGAATATACCTCATCCCTCCAGCACTCCTCATTGGATAAAAGTTTTGCAATTTTTTTTAATTTTTTTTCATCATCATTTGTTAAAAAAATCATACAATCTTTTTCTGTAGGAGGTACACCACTTACTCCTGCAAGATATGTAGAACTATTAACTATTTCATAGTTAACTATATCTGCTCCTAAATTAGTCAACATCAGATGACATTCAAACCCATCTAATTCAAGATAAAATCTTTGACTATCATCATCAAAATATATGACAGTTGGTGGGTATAATCTTTTTTTTGTTTGTTGTGTCATTTTTTACCTTTTAATTCATCCATAAGTTCTGTTATTTGTTCTTTCGTATAACCAAATACATCTATCAATTTGTTGTATGAAAAGTATCTGACTTTTCCATTTTTTGAGAATAAACCAGTTACTAATTCACTTTCATAACTTGGTGTAACCCATTTAGGTTTTATACCTGCCTTTTTACAAAAGTAATCATCTTCCCTTGGTACAAAATATTCGTAAACTGTTTCAGACTCAGGATCATAAAAAATTTGACCCTTGTATGGATTTGTAGGAAAATCTGGCATTTTAAACTCCTCTGATTTTTTTTGAATTTTGTGGTAACGCTACTCTAGTTTCACTATCTATAAGAAAACAAGCCATAGAATCACAATCATCTTTACCATTCTCTAAATGTTTAAACGCTTCATCAGGATAAGTGTCTTTCTCATTTTCATAACAAGGTCTACAAAAATGACTAACAGCAAATTTTTTAAAAAGTTTTAAATCTTTTCTTAAAAATTTCTCTCGAATCTTGCCAATCTCAGGATGTATTTGACCTTGTTTTATTTTGTTGTTTGGTTGAATTACTGTTTCATATCCAACATAAGAATCAGAATTACCAAAACCTTTTTTTGAGGACATTAAAATAACTCCTGTTTTGATTCAAACTTGGTCCATGCTTCTTGCCATGCAGCTTCGCATCTTTCAGTAGGTTGGTCATTGTTAAGGATGCACCTTCCCTCATAAGCCCAAATGGTATTACATACATCTGGGGTTATCCCATAGTTTAGTTTCAACATTTCAATGTAACAACCTAGTTGTTTATCAGTTAAGTAAGGTTCTTTCCAATACATATCAACATCTTCAAGATGAATCATGCCATCTTTACCACGTTTCCTGATGTCATACTTTGAATTACCTTTAGTTTTTAAATCAATTAATCTAATCTGTTTAGTTTTTGTATCGTATCCAAGCAAATCAAGCTGACCGCCAACTGATTTATCTGGTATAGACATCATAAGTTCCACAGCCATTGGTTCAAAATGTGTGAACAGTTCATGCTCAAGTAATGGTCCAACCCATGCTTCGTAATCTCCTGGTTCGATCTCTCCACTACCAAGCATCTTCTCAGCTAAACATTCATGCACTTTGACTCCTCTAGGCTGCCAGATATATCTGTAGGCTTCGATATTTTCTTTAGCTTCTTCTGTTAGTTCATTGCAAACTTCTGTTGTAGAAAAAGCAAGCCATCTTTGTAAAGTCTCATCAAAGTATTTGTGAGTCTCTTGATCTCTGAAGATAGCTAGTGGTTTTAATAGTTCGATAGTTTTCATTTATTTAACATCTCCTTCAACAGACTGAATAAATTTGATAATTTCAATTTGTTCCTGTAGATCTGTACATGACTTAGTACCATCTTCCCAGTTGTTACTACCTTCACCTGTTTCTATCCAAGGATATTCTTTATTTTTGTTAATAAAAGTACGTTGTTTCATAATTGACCCTCCATAAGTTCTTTAGCAGTTTTACCCATTTCAGCAAGTGTTGGCGGTAAATCATTATCGCTGGCCTTGAAATATTTAGGCTTAAATTCTGGTTCTTCTGGTTTGTAGGATTGTTTCAATGGAAATAAATCCTTCCAGCCACCTGCTATAGCGTTCTCAAGAGCTTGTTTTCTGTCTTGTGTAGGAAATGACCTTAACTTCTTAAAGATGCGTTCAGCAACGCTTGTAGTGCATGATCCACCTTTTTTCTTTCTGATGGGCCACCATTCAATTAAAAGATCAGAATATTCTTGCAAATCATCAGGTATTACATCTTTGTTAATTACATAAAAAGAAAATGGGTCTAGTCCTGTTGAAGTTTTTTTAGCTTTTCTTTTGGATTCGACATTCATTTTGTCTCTTATCAAGTTTCTGACTACAGCAGATACTTTAAGTTCTGGATTTGTTTTGGAATCAAGCCAAGCAATTTGTTCATGCTCCAAATACAACGTAAGTTTCTCTTTTGGCATAAGTTTATGTCTTTGTATGTAAGTGTATAAATGATTATTTATTATGTCAACAAAAAATTCTTTTCTTTATTTTATAAATACATATATGTAATAAATAAATATATATATATATATATATATTATTAATAAATATATTTATATATTATATATTCTTTTTCTTTTGGTTCTTTTCTTTTTCTTAAAAAGGCCATTCATTACCAGGAAATTGCCATTCATAGTCAAATTTTGATACTGTGATATTATGTTGATATATAAATGCCATTCATTATGAGTCAGAACTTGCAAAGAATCAGCGTTAGTGTTGATAAAGAAGAATATGAAGAATTAAAAAAACATACAAGAGCAGGAATTTCTATAGGATTTTTAATTAGAGAATCAATCCATCAATATTTAGAAAAAAATAAAAAAAATTAAAGTTTTGAATGTTTTCCCTTTTCAATTAAAAAATCATATTTTTCTACTATTTCTTTACAGTTTAAACAAGTTAATGCACTCCAAGAAAGATGATATACAGTTGATATTCCATTACATTTAGGACATTTAATTTTTTTTCCAGAATACAAATTGCATCTGGAATATCTAGTCATAGGTACAAAATTAGTCATAATTTTCTTCCTCATAAGGAAAGTCTTTATCTTCAATAAGTATTGAATTTTCAAATACGTTAGGATAAACACCAGTATCTTCTAAATACTGAATCGCATCATCTTCTCTTTGACTATCAAGTGAAGCTTGATGTTTGTGCATAAATGAATCACTCATATTTATCTTCCCAATTACATCTACAATTTTCTTCTTTAAAATCTTCTTCATCTATTTCTTCAGTACTGGAATATTCCCAATCTCCACCATAATCATCGGTAGTAAATAAACCACCATCAAATTTTCTGAAGTTACGATGAATGTCATCTTCATTTATATCATCAGGTGTTTTGATATATAAATCGTGCATCGTCATTGACGATACAGTTAATTTAAAATACTTGGCCATAATAAAATTTGTAATTTGAAAAGTACTGGACTTACATAAAGTAAACAATCACGAAACCTTTAATGCCAGTTAATTAATTAGTGATTATCATGAGAATTTCTCATAGCTTTTTTAAATCTTTTTTTAATTTAGTTATTTTTGTTAAAACATTTACTTTTTCTTCTATAGTCAATTCTTTTAATTTTTTCAAACATTTTTCTATTTCACTTTCAACTGTTTCTTTGTATGATTTTATATCTAATGCAGTTTGTATATCAGGTACAATCAATTCATTATAAATTCTGTTGTACCATCTATTAGCAGTTGAAGTTGATATTTTAAAATGTGATTCAAAATACTTGATACAACTAGCTCTTGTTTCTTCTCTATCAAGATAATCTTGAGCCAAGTCTTTAGCTTCATGCCTTGAATATTCCCATTTTTCTTTATCAAGCATTATTCTTCTCCATAATTCCTTTTTCTTCTTCAGTTAGACACTCATAATGAACCCTATATGCACCATCAGAAAATTCTGTTGGTTCATGATCTAAATAAACATCATATGGTGTGCAATCATCTTCATCATAAATTCTTTCATCACAACGATCACACTCGTACCAGTTACATTCTGGACATAACCAGCCTATGTATTCATCATTATCAGCAGGTATTCTATTTACATATAAACCAGTTCCAAATGAAGTAGGTCTTAAACACTCAACGCATTTATCTCCTATATCAACTTGTTTACATTGATAAGTCATAATTAATTCTCCAAAAATGTTTTAAATAGATATTTTTTATATCCTTCTCTACTTCCATATATGCCTTTAACAGTTCTATTATCATTACTCATGCCTTTAATCCAAGGCTTGCAATTCATTGATATATTTTCACTAATAGCTATTAATATCTCTTTTAAATTCCAAGATTTATTATCT